ACATTTAATGCTACTGATCTTTCTTCGGGTGTGTCTATTGGTTCTCCCACATCTAGAATTGTTGTAGCTAATGCAGGTGTATACAACATTCAGTTCAGTGCAGAAATATCAAATCCCAGTTCTCAAATTGATGACGTAACTATTTGGATACGACAAAATGGTTCTGACTTAAGCAACTCTGCTGGTATTGTTGGATCACCACCTAAGCACGGCGCAATCCAGGGTCACACAATTATTGGGTGGAACTATATTTTACAAGCTGCGGCTAACGATTATTTTGAGTTGTACTGGATTACAGACAATGGAACTACAGAAATACTTACGTATCCAGCATCTGCAACTGCCCCAATTCATCCACAAACACCATCTATGATTTTAACTGTACAGCAAATATGAACTTATCAGACAAAGGTTTAACCCTTATTAAAAAAGTAGAGGGATTTAGGGCTAAACCCTACCCTGATTCTGGAGGTAAGATGACTGTGGGTTATGGTCATCTGGTTGTTCCCGGTGATGGTGTTGCTTTACATGACATCATTGATCCAGTAAAAGGCACAGAGCTATTATGTAATGATGTAAAGCGCACTGTAGCTGGTGTTAACAACTGTGTTACTAGTATCATCACACAGAATCAATTTGATGCTCTTGTTGTGTTTGCTTACAACGTAGGTGTAACTGCTCTTAGCAAATCTACTTTGATTCGTATGCTAAACAAGGGTGATGTTGATGGTGCTTATAGAGAATTTCTTAAATGGGATATGGTTGGTAAGGATCACATTCCAGGACTTCTTAACCGTAGGCTTGCAGAACAAGACCTATTCCTAGGAGAATAATATGGGCTTAGATGTAACTGGTTTAGGAGCCATATCTGGACTCGCAGACGCTGTAATCAATAAAATATGGCCGGATAAATCTGAAGCAGAGAAGCAACAACTAGCTGCTGCTGTGATGGTTGTTCAAGGTCAACTTGATATTAATAAGGTAGAGGCTGCTAATCCTTCTGTGTTTGTCTCCGGTTGGAGACCTGCTATTGGTTGGGTGTGTGGTGCTGCTTGTGCTTGGAATTGGATTGGTCTTAAGATTGCTTTGTTTGTGGCTGCTTACTTAGGCCACGAGCTTAAGATGCAACCTGCTGACACTGCTGAAATGCTGCCTATCCTTATGGGTATGCTTGGGCTTGGTGGCCTTCGTACCCTAGAGAAGGTTCAGGGCGTTGCAGCTAAATGACACGTATCTTAGTATTGCCTGATGTACAAGCTAAACCGGGTTGTGACTTTACTTACCTCAATAAAATTGGGCAATACATCTTGGAGAAACGTCCGGAGATTATTGTTTGCATTGGGGACTTTGCTGACATGCCTTCTCTTAGCTCGTATGACGTAGGTAAGAAGAGCTTTGAGGGTCGTAGGTACCAACTAGATATTGAAGCTAGTAAAGACGCTATGGCACAGCTCTTAGCTCCAATTGTTGATTGGAATAAGAAGGCTAAGAAGAACCATGAGAAGCGCTACAAGCCTCGTATGGTTATGACCCTAGGCAACCATGAGAACCGTATCAATAAAACGGTTAACGATCATCCTAACCTTGATGGCCTATTGTCCGTAGACAATCTGTGCTATGAGAAGTTTGGTTGGGAAGTGCATCCATTCCTAGAGGTAGTCTTGATTGAAGGTATAGCCTTTAGCCACTACTTCACTACTGGGATGATGGGTAGACCTGCTGGTACCGCTGCTGCTCAGCTTCGTAAGACTTCTATGTCTGCTATTGCAGGTCATCAGCAAGGTCTTCAGATTACTACGGGGTATAGAGCTGATGGACGGTTGCTAACGTCTGTGATAGCAGGGTCTTGCTATGAGCATCATGAGGACTATCTAGGCCCACAGGGTAATCAAAATCATTGGAGAGGGTTCCTCGTACTCCATGATGTTAAGGATGGAGCCTTTGACTTGATGCCTGTGAGCCTCGAATACATCAATAAGAAGTATTCCTAAGTTCGGTAATGTTACTAGTTACACACCGCAGCTACCACCCTTACCTGTAATATCGCAAATGTCGTTTTCTTCAAAGATAACACCCTTGTGCTTCATGGCTTCTTCGTAAGGTACTTCCGTTAGGGGTTGACCTCCTCGACTTCCATCTGGGTAACATGTAAACCCTCGTAGCCTAGGTGCGTAATGAGCCAGTACCTTAGAGAACCCCACCACGCAGGACTCATCATTATCCCGGCTACCCCACGAGGGGAGGTTGATGGTGCTTGAAATTGACATGTCAACGTAATCTTGAATGTCTGCTTGGAATCTAATTCTTTGTTCATAGTTGTGACTCAGCTTGTAGGCAGTATCAATTTTTTCGGGGGTAAGATTATATTCCCGGATGAGGAGGTCGGCGGTGCTGTCAACAACGTACTCGTATTTCCACTTCGTACCATCGGTAAGATAACGCCTTTTGTAAGCGACAGCGAATAGTGGTTCAATTCCTGTTGTAGTACCTGCAAGGATACCAATGCTTCCAGTGGGGGCAATCGCTCGATATGCTGCTGGACGAGAGATAAACAGTCGATCACAGTGATCGTTGGCGGCAAGTTCTGATCCATCTTTATATTCCTTTAACCATTGGTGAAGTTCTGGGGAGACATCGTATGTTCCTCCTCGTTTAAGTAGCCACTCATGGATACCCATAAGGCCGAGCCCCAAGCGTCGGTTCTTTTCCCTGACCTTGTACACCTTGTCGTAAGGCAAGTCTGCCCGCAAGGTACCGCAGACGAGAAACTTACTCGCAAGTTGGACAACCGATTTGAACTCTTCCAGAGTTGAAATATTACCCAAATTGATACTTCCAAGATTACAAACGTCTGAGTCATCTTCTGACGTAACCTCGGTACAAGCATTACGGAGCGTTTCATTTTGTTTGTCTCCAAAGTTAAATGAGAACCCAGGTTCCCCTGTCTCCATTGCTTGTCGAACGTTCTTGATGAACACTGGGTTAGCTGCTAGTTCGCTACTAGTAACACGGCCCTTATCCATAGTAAAGCCACCTAGAGCAGCATCATCATAGTTAAGGGAGATGTTAGTCATGTCCAAAGGAGCATGGGCATTAAAGTTCTTTTCCTTACTTGCCCTTACTTCTGGAGACCAGTTCTTGACAGTAAGGAAGCTATTAGAGTCGAGATGTTGCCAATTGAGACTCGCATAGATTGCCGAACGTCTGCTGCCTCCTTGCATGACATTGCGCCCAATTTCATTGATCGCGTGCATGAGTGGAATCGGGCCAGAAGCAGTGCCTCCAGTTCGACTAAGAGTTTTACCTGCTGCACGTAGCCGTGAGTAATCAATTCCAATACCTCCACCTGTCATAAGACAAGACATAGCTCGCCAAGTTACTGCTGACCACTCTTCACGAGTGTCTTCTTCAGCACGAAGCAAATAGCAATTGTTGTAAGCCTTAAAAGGACGACCTGCATAATATAGGTAGCGACCTCCAGGAATAAATTTCATTTCTTTGATGTACTGAGCAAGCTGGTTACGATCACCATCAGACATCAGCTTATTTGTAGTACCGTGACGAGTACCACAAACATCCTCTACCAACCTATCAGCAAGCTGATCCCACGTATCACTGGGATTCTGTGCATACTTAAACCTAAAGATGTTTTCTGCAAACGATGTTTTAAACGGACTCTTCATCAACTTCTTCCTTGTAGTAATCTTTGTGTTTTTCTTGGTTACGAAGTGCTTTGTGTAACAGACTCTTTTTTACACCGTATCTCTTTATTTCCCATGTAACAGGCTCTTTGCTGCCTCTATTCTTATGATCCTTTTTCTGTTTTATTGTCATGGTTGTCTCGTTGGAGTATGAGAGTTTTGATGTACACAGCAGCATCTAGAAGCTCTTCATACATATGCTGAAGCATGTCTTCTTTGGTGTCAGGTGTAAGGTATTTATTGTACTTCTCTGCACCCATCTTGTTCCTTTCTTGCATGTCCTTAATAACATATTCCCAAGATGGAGTTGGCTTAGCGTAGTCCTTAGCCTCTTTCTTCCATCGTTGTTGCATGTCGTATATTTGTGCCATGTTTTTGTATGCTGATTCAGAATCTATTTTCATATATATCTTTTAAGGATGACAGATGTAGCCAATGATGCAACCCAAACCAAAGGGAACCATCACGATTAAAACCAATACGCTTAAAGCAAAAATCTCATCGTAGAGGTCTACGTGTTTTTTGTTACCGATTTGCATCTCGCATTCTCCTTGTTGTTGGAAAGTCTGCCATTGTAAAGACAGAGTTAGAAGCCGTAATAGAAAAGAACGGTTGTGGCTTACGAGGTGTTGGTGTTAGGTTGTCTTCTACAAAACAA